TAAAAGAAATTTTCCGTTTACAAGAAGTTAACCAAGGCTTGCGTGATGGAAAGGCATTGCGAGATGAAGATGCGGCGGCTCTAAGAGCGCAAGCGTTGTCTGCTGAAAACTACGTCAATGGCGTAGTTGCACAAGCAGATGCTCTCGGAAAAAGCAACATAGAGCTGTTGTTAGCTAACGATTTGGTGAAAGGGTTAGATACGGAGCAGAAAAAAGCATTTGATAATGCAATACAAAGACTTAAAGACTTTCAAGCCGCACAAGAAGAGTCGCAAAAGGTAGAGAGTTCTAAGAATCAATTAGAAGGTTTGCGGCAATCTTTGATGACTGAAGAACAAGCTTTGCTAGAATCTTTTGCAGAACAAAACAGGGTTATTGCTGAAGGGCTTGCTCTAGGAAATGAGACTGAGCAATCAGCAAGAGATTTGCAATTACAAATACTTGCAAAATACTTAGAAGATAAGAAAGCTTTATTAGATCAAGGTGTAACAGACGAATTAGAAGGCATGTCTTTTCTACAAAGAGCTTCTATTGAAGGTGCTAAGAGACTAGAGTCATTTAACAAGCTGTCTGCTACAGAACAGACCCAGCATGTCTTGGGCGAGCTTGGTAATCAATTCAACGGTATAGCAAAGAACAACAAGCGCCTGTTTGCAATCAGCAAAGCGTTCAATATCGCTAATGCTATAATGAATACTTCTACTGCTGCAACCGTAGCCTACAAGAGCTATCCGCCGCCTCTGAACTACGTTATGGCCGGTGGTGTTATTGCTGCTGGTATGGGGCAAGTCGCTCAAATCAAGGCTCAGAGCTTTGACGGCGGTGGTTTTACCGGCACAGGCGGAAGGTCCGGCGGCATGGATGGCAAGGGCGGCTTCCCAGCGATTCTTCATCCGAACGAGACGGTCATTGATCACACTAAAGGTCAAGGTGGCGGGATCACCGTGGTAAATAACATAGACGCAACTGGCTCTGGGGCTGATGTAGATATGAAGATCCGCGCAGCAATGCAGCAGACTTCACAACAAACTATCATGAGCATACAAGATCTGATGCGGCGTAAAAGGTTCGGTTAATGACAACTTACACATTCCCAAGCATAACCCCATCCTCAAACACTTTTGAGCTGGTAACTAACACTAGGACGTTTCAAAGCCCGTTGACTAACTCAGTCCAGACGGTAGCCAGGAAAGGATCGTTGTGGAAGGTCTCAATGAGGTTCAATAACCTGACAGGTGATGATCGGGCGGAGATGCAAGCGTTCTTAGCAAAGTTGAATGGTCAGCAGCATAGGTTCTATGTTCAAGATCACGGCTTTGTTCGTCGGGGTTCCGCTCCATCATTAGCACAGCAGATAACTACCGCTGGCAATTTCACGACTGGCGCGACTTATATAATTACGACAATCGGCACTACAAATTTCACGACAATTGGCGCAGCAAGCAATACGGTTGGTCTTTTGTTTGTGGCAACTGGTGTTGGCTCTGGGACTGGTACTGCAACGGCTAACAACTTGCTAATAAAAGGAGCAGGGCAAACAGGATCTACTCTTGATGTAAGAAATGGAGTTGCTCCTAGAGAAGATTATTTTAAAGCTGGTGATTACATAGCATTCAATAACGAATTGCACATGGTCACTGCTTCTTGTGATTGTGATTCTTTAGGCGAGATTGAAATACCAATTGCGCCACCAATTAGGAAGCCGACGATAAACTCGGGATTGGTTGACTACAATGTTCCAGTCTTAGGCGTTTTCATGCTTGCAGGATCTACGTCTTGGGATACGCAGCCAGGACGAGTTTCAAACTTCACCATTGAGGCAGTAGAGGATGTTCTAGCATCAGCCGAGGATTCCCAGCAGCAGTAGCGACAGCACTAGCACAACAGCACGTTGCAATTGTGACTTTTGCAAAGTTAGAGTTTCCGTCTGGGACTATTTACGTTCACAACTCATTAGGAACGTACACTTGGGGCAGTCAGGATTGGCTTGGCGTTGGTGATATGGGTTCTATTTCACAGGTGGAAGAAGGTCTTGATGTTAGTCCATACGCTATAACGCTCACGTTAAGTGGGTTAGACGCAACGATATCAGGCGCAGCTTTAACCGAAGACTACTATTTACATCCTGTCACGGTTTACCTTGGTGTTCTTGACGCTGACGATGTTCTAATTGCTGATCCTACCCAGATTTGGGCAGGGTTCGTGGATCAAATGAATATGTCAGTCGGTGCCGATGGAGGTGATGCCATTCAGTTAATCGCTGAATCTGAATTGAGTCGGTTTAACAAGTCTTTAAATTTGATGTATACCAATGTGGCCCAGCAGGAAAAGTCTTCTGGTGATCTATTCTTTAGTCACATGCACAAGATTGAAGGCGCTAAGGTTGACTGGGGTGCTAGGAAGGCTGGTAGTAGTGGCACTGGAGATGTGGATATTAAAGTAGATGTTTCAAATCTTACATATACATAATGATCCTACAAGTCTATCAAGCATTAAATAAATGGGAAAAGAAAGACTTTGATTATGGCTCTGTGGATTGCTGTCAGTTCGCTGGTTTCATAGTAAAAGAATTAACAGGCAAAGACTATCTTGCCGATTTCCACTATAATTCTGAGGAAGACGCTGAATCTATTATTAAGGATTTTGGCGACTTGGAAGACACTGCTTCAAGCGTTTTAGGCGATCCTACGGAAGACATTAGATCGTTGCCAGATGGTTCGCCAGTTATCGTAAAAACGCCAGACAGCCAGCTTATGGGCATCAAGCTGGGTAATACAGCAGTTTGTCTAGTTAAGAAAGGGTTCGCTAGAATTCCTGAACAGCATATCTTATCGGGTTGGGATTTATGCCACAAGTAGTCGTTGCAGCACTTACAATTTTCGGAAATGCGGTTGTAGCAGTAGGGGCTATCGGCACTGCTATGGGTTTTGGAATTGGAGTCGGCGCACTTGCGGCTGGCGCGGCTGTGGTCATCGGCGGCGTTATGGTCGCCAAAAGAGTTATGTCGCTTTTTGAAGTAGAAATGCCGACTGTTGACACAGACGCTTCTAGGCAGACAACAGTTAAGTCAACCACAGAACCACAGAAGATAATCTACGGTGAGGCATTGGTATCTGGCCCGATTTCATTTATCGGGTTATCAGGCACCGATAACTCTGACCTTTATCAAACCATTGTCCTAGCAGGGCATGAAGTAACAGAAATCACCGACATTCACATGGATGACGTTGTAATTTCTAACGCAGATATAAACGGCGGATCTGCTGATGGCGGGTCTGTTACTGATGGGACTTTTGAGCCTAAAGCTGCAAATGCAACGCAAGCTGGAAGTTTTATAGTTAATAGCCAGTATGTTATAACCGTTGTTGGAACAACTAATTTTACGCAAATAGGAGCGGAATTTAATACCGTTGGGACAATTTTTACAGCAACAGGAGTTGGATCGGGGAGTGGAGAGGCGCTCCCAATTATCTGCACCATAAACAAGTACTTAGGGCTTACTTCTCAAACAGCAGACAGCTTGCTCACTAATGCTTTTGCAAATTACACTTCCGCGCATCGCGGTGATGGCATTGCTTATCTGTCAATGAAATGGGTCTTGAACGAAGACTCAGCGGAAACTTGGGATAAGTTCTCACCGTCAAATGTAAAAGCATTGGTAAAAGGTAAGCCTGTTTATGACCCACGGCTAGATACTGGTGCGCCAAACTACAATCCGCTAAATCAGCTTTTCATCACATACAACGCAACCGCTGGAAGCTATGTCGGGCAAGGCCAGAACCCTTCTTTAGTCTTGGCTGACTATCTTATTTCTGATCTTGGCATGGGGATAAGTCCGTCTAAGATTGAATGGAGTTCGTTCATAACGGCGGCAAATGGGTGTGATGTATCGGTATCTGTTCCTGGCGGTACGGAAAAGCGCTTTACTTGTAACGGCGTATTATTTGCGACTGACTCGCATCAGAAAAATATAAACAAGATCCTGTCTTCAATGAACGGCAACCTTGTTTACTCAAACGGTAAGTACATTGTTCACGCTGGGATCTACGAGGCTCCTACCGAGACTTTGACAGAAGATGACTTGATCGGCGCTATTTCAATCAGGACTTCTCTGGAACGATCAGACCGATTTAACACGATCAAAGGTCTGTTTATTGACCCAGCACAGAATCACAAGTCAAGCGAGTTTCCGAAGGTTCAGTTAGCTGACGCTGTTACCAGAGATAATAATGAGATTCTGGAAAAAGAAGTCCAGTATCCCATGACTAACTCAAGCTATATGGCTCAGAGATTGTCTAACAAATTAATCCAGTTAAGCGATCAACAAAAGGTTGTTAGCTTTCCCGCTAATTTGTCAGCGTTAAGAATAACGGCAGGTGATCGGGTTCAAGTTTCTGTTGAAGAATTGAACTGGTCAAACAAGGTCTTTCAGTGTGCTGGCTGGACGTTCTCAGAGGATGGTGGGGTTAATCTAACCTTACGGGAAGACTCAAGCACATCCTACGCCGATCCTGCTGTCAATGAGTATTCCACGATTACGGCGACAGGCGTTATCACAGACGCATTCAGGGGCGTGCCAAGTCCTTCTGGCTTGACTGCTACAGCAGGTCTTAAAAGCAATGAGTTGAACTGGGTCAATCCTGCCAAGCCTAATGACTTCGGGACGATTTACGTCTACGCATCTCGCAATGCAAATTTC